GTCTCTGTACTAGGTGTACGAGAGGCATCCAAATCCTTTTTAGAAGTAAAGAATTTATGCGCAGTATAGTACTCTACACCGAATTTAGAGACGGTTTTAGTCTTAACAAACTTATGTTTGTAGATACTACCATCAGAATTACGGGTTTCAATATAACAATTGAAGATTTCAGGATGGTCAACCTCCTTTTTAAGAACGAACTCAGAACGGTTATCTCTATTGATTAGAGAAGCCTGTTCCAATTCCTTAGTACGTGCTGTAAGCACACGATTCTTCTCAATCAAAGCCTTGATCTGAGCATCAGTATACTTAAGAGCCTTTGCTTTAGCAGAAGCCTTTGTCTTGGTAGTAGTAGTTTTAATAGAAGCCATAATAAAATAATTTAATTAAAAAATGAAATAATAAATAATTGAGAAGAAAAGAAAAGAAAATGTTGTTGTTCTTTATCTTCACGTTACACGAAAAAAAAGGGGCAAAAGCCCCTTAATTTACGATAACATTTCTGAGATAGCTGTCTTAGGACTGCCGTTGGAAAAGCTCTCGTAAGACTGTTTGATAGTAGGAGCGTGTTTATGCTCGACCATCTTATTAGTATTAAGGAAAGAGCTAGAGGCAGAGTAGATAGCACAAGAGAGTAAGATAGCAAAGGCTACGCCTATAGTGATTGGACTGCCAATATAGATAAGACCGAAGCCAATGAAGAAAGATACTGCAAGAAGTAATACGTTGAAAGTTTTCATAGGAAAATAATTTAGTTAGTAAAAAGAATAATTACATAAAGGAGAACTGATAGATAAAAATTCTTATTTGAAAATCTTAGATAAAGCCCCACCCCGTTTGGAATCCTTTGACCAACGGGGGACTTATATATAAGAGTCCCACAGTACGAGAATTTTTTGTATATATTTTTTGTTTAGAATAAAAAGGCGCTAATTACAATATTCACAATAAAAGATGCGTAATTTTATGAATATGTCAATAGATCCCTATATGGAGAATTTCTAATAAAAGGGGTATTTTTTTACGAATATTGCAATATGGGCAGAATGGTATTATTGGGTATGGTAGGATTTTTCGTTGTTACTTTCACTATAATAGGTTTAATATTGCGTATCTTAAATGACATTATAAAGGAAAGGAAAAGGCATGGCAAGAGAAACTAGGGGGCGGAAACGCAACAGACATTCGGCATATCAGCCCATTATGGTTGAGGGTATTCCTAAGATGAGGGAATGGGAGCGCGAGTATCAGGAGTTCTGGAAGATACAATTGGATCGGTGCGTCAATGGATACAAGCCATCTGGTTTCCCTTGGATTCCTGGGCGGTATTATTTCTACTTAAATTTCGTAAAATTTCCGACTGCCTTCGGGGGCAGTAGTAGGAAGGTAATGGACTTCCCGTTTTATCGGGATATCGATCACGAGTACTTTGATAAGGTTGAGGAGTGCAAGAAGAACGGCAGGGGGCTTATAGTCTTGAAGGCTAGGAGGAAAGGCATGAGCATGAATAATGTTGGCGGTATATGTTTATACGAGCTAACGATACAGAGGGATGTTAATATGGGTGTGGGTTGCTTTTTGGAGGATGACGTACTAGAATTTCGGAGGAAGTTCGAGAACCTGTACAGCGAATTACCGTCATATATGATACAAAATAGAGTCTCCGACAACAAGGATGAGATTTCATTTGGCCGAAAAATGCCTGACGGCATTATTAAGGGTTCTAGGAACACTTTATATTTCAAACACTTCTATCAGAACTCTGGAGCCTTTAGGGGAACGAGTTTAGACTTCTTATTATTTGAGGAGGCTGGAGAGAACTTAAATTTAATAAATAGCTTCTTAGTATCGGAGGAATGTTTCAAGGAGGGATCTTATCAGTTTGGTACTCCCATTGTCTTTGGTACTTCTAATCAGATTAATAATGGATTAAAAGATTTAGAGGAGCTTTGGTATAATCATGATAAATACAATTTAGATCAGATATTCATTGGTGCGCCTAAAGCCTACTATCCGTTTTTTGATATACGTTCAGGGCAATCGGACATTGAAGGGGCTACAGATGATATATTAGGTAACAGGAAAAAGAAGAAAGACTTACAAGATAAGAGGGCATACTTCACATATTTACAGGAGATGCCATTACAGGCTTCGGACTGCTTTATTGCTGGTGCTAGCAGTATATTTAACTTAGAGATAATCCATGATCAGATTGAGTTCCTTACTAATAATAAGAGGGAGAAGGGAAAGGTGATGAGGGGTAAGTTAGAGTGGAATAGCAATGCTGAAGGGGATATCCTTATGCATAGTGTTAAATGGATACCAGAGAAATTTGGTAAGATGAAGATGTTATATCCTCCATTAGAAGATAATAACTATGTTGATGTAGGAGGTGTAGATCCATATTATAAGGATGAATCAGCGACATCAGATTCTTTGGGTTCGTTACATATATATAGGGGCATACATGATAATAATGAGCATCAGGATTTGCCTGTATTTGAATATGTCGATAGACCGAAAGCTGGGAAGGAGGAGTTCTATGAGCAATGTGCCAAGATAGCCGTTTTTTACAACTGCCAATTGCTGATAGAAGATACTGACGAAGAATATTTTAAGTGGTTTAAGCATCATGGTTTTGCCAAATATTTAAAGAGAAGTCCTGTTGTGTATAAGTCTTTAACAAGTAAAGCCGCCAACCAATATGGATATAATATGTCAGGTCAGGGAAGGAAAATAAAATTGGTAGATACTGTTAACGAATATATAAATAAGCATTGCCACAAAATTTATTATATGGATTTGTTAAAGGAATTTACTACTTTTGGTATAAAAAACACAGACAGAGTTATGAGTTTTGGACTAGCCCTAATTCATAGTAAAGACAATTCATTCTTGAGACTACAGGAAATTAGGGATGAGAATAAGGAGATTATGAACTTCCCAGTATTTACTAGCAAAATGAAAAAGCTAAATAATGCTAACCTTATGAACTTGTATAACCGTCTATGAATACACATCTAGAAGTAACACAAACAATAGAAGGTCTGGAGCTAGATGATAAATTCTATCTGGCAGTACCTGAGTTTAAAAGGGTGCTAGATAAATATGGTCAAGGAGTATTTATTCTTATCGTCTGCATATATGACTACTGGTCGCCATACCGAAACCTCGAATTAGAAGAAAGGAAAATTATAGTATCGCAAGATATCCTTCAAGATAGAAACGCTTATAAGAAACTTTTATCTAGCGAATACGTAAAAGTTGCTGTAACGAAATATAGAGATTTACAATACGATCCTATCTTAGATAGCTATACCGTATTAGGGAAAAAGATGAAGCTTATGAATGAAGTCATTGATGTTCAGGAAGTAAGCATTGATACGATAAAGGCTATTCAAGATGCAATTAGAGGTAATGAAAAAATCAATGAGATGATGATGAAGATGCAAGACCATATTAAAGAGATGCAGAGAAAATCGCCATTTAGAGGATTTAGCAATATTGAAGATTACCATAACTATTAAATATGATACCTGAATTAAACGTACCGAAAAATAAAAGCAAAATAAAAGAATGGGTTAAAGATGTCCATAACAGCATCGACAATTACTATTCTAGCTACTATGATGAATTTAGAGAAAAAGATTTCGATAACTATAATATCTTTAATGGCATCATCAATAAAGAGCAATTTGAATATGTTACCGATACCTATAGCAATTCTAATCCTGCGAGGCTAGTAAACTATCCTATAATGAAAAAAGTCATTGACCTCCTAGTGGGGGAATGGCTTGCTACTCCTATGGATCAATATACTGTAGACCTAGTAAATAAAGATGCCGTCTCTCGGCAATTCGATAAAAAGGTAAACCTAGTTTTCGAAAAACTTATTAAGCCCTATAGGAAAGAGATAGAGAAAGTTGCAGAAATAGATTTAGCCGACCATATGGGAATGGAAATTCCCGATCACCTAGATATACTAGATAAGAATAACTTTAGAGAGAATACTGCCGAAGTGATATATAATGGCCTCCTAGACCTATCAAATAAATATGACTTCAAGCAACAGTTCAAGCAGGGGCTTTATGATTTTGCTATTACAGGGAAGCAATTCTTTAAAGTAGATATCATCGGTAGAGATCCCCAGATAAGGCGTGTTGATCCTAGAAACATAATCTTTGATGTCCATGCTGGCGAAGAAGATATCTCTAAAGCCGAATGGGTGGCAGAGCAAAGGTATATGACGGTATCAGAAATAACACATGAGTTTCGCCAAGACCTAACAAAAGATGACAAGCTGAAAATTAAAGAGCTGCGGCAGGCATCAGAGAATAGCATAGCGCAGAATTTCTCTGAATATGGTAGGTGGTATAAATTCAATCAAGGATACCTTTCTCATATAAGAGTGGTAACAGTAGAATGGAAAGCTATTAAAACCGTTAAAGTAAAAGAGTCTCCCAATAAATATAACCCCGACTACCCCCATTATAAGTTTCTCCCTGATGATTATAAAGCTAAAAAGAATGAGACTATAGTATATTATGATGTCATAGAGATATGGGAGTCTACAAAGATCGGCAATGAGGTAATAACAAAAAGCAGACCTACAGAAAATGTAGTCAGAAGGGAAGAGTACGGATATCAGGAAGCACCATTAAGCTATGTCGGTTGCATACAGCATAATATTGACGGCAAAACAATATCCTTTGTCGATATGATGAAGCAAGTGGCAATACTATATGATATAACAATGTATAATATCGAACTCGTTATGCAAAGGAGTGCTGGTAAAGCCGTTGTTTATGATACGAGCCAAATCCCTGCTGGACTAGAGCTAGAAGATGTTATCTATCAGGCAAAGAATCATGGTTTCATCTGGATAAACTCCGCACAGGAGGGAAACCAATTTAAAAATAGCTTTAATCAGTTTCAGTCTATAGATTTCACTATGAGTAATAGCCTAACGCAATTGATTAATCTTAAAATGATGCTAGAGCAATCTATAGAAATTATTACTGGCATCAATCAATCCAGAATGGGAGGGGCAAACCAAAGTGCCCTTGTGGGAACAACAGAATCTAAGATCATTCAGTCTTCATATATAACACAGAACTTTTATCAAAGCCATGTCAGGTCAATAGAATCTTGCCTTACTAGGGTAGCCGATCTATTTAAGAAGTGCTGGGCTGGAGAAAAGAAATTCATATTCTCTCTTGGCGATAAGGGAACGAAATTTATTGAGCTTCTAGCCGATGAAGATCTTTCAATGAACGACTACTCTATATATATAAAGAACTCTATTAAAGACCAACAGACAAGACAAAGTATTATTGGTCTTTCTGAAGCCGCACTTAGGGGTGGTCAGATTAATTTCGTTGACTTAATAAAAGTATTAAATGCAGATACAGCTAAAGAAACTGAAAGAATACTTCAGAAATCTATTGAGGCAACACAAAAAGCCAATGAAGCAATGCAGCAACAACAAATGCAAATGCAACAACAGCAAATGCAACAAAGGGCGCAAGGGGAACAGCAGAAGAATCAAATCTTGGCTGGAGCAAATTCTGCTAAAATTGAAGCTGCGAAAGTTGCTGGTAGAGCTAAAATCCGAGCTGAAGAAATTGAGCAAGGAGGGAAAAGGGATTTTGAAGACCATAAATTTACTAGAGATCTAGATAGGATGGTGATGCAAGAGGAGGGAATAGAGACTCCCCCGTCACAAGCACAGGGGGAACAACTTATGCAGATTAAACAAAATATGGGACAGAAATAAGGCTACTTTTTTAAAAAAGTTATATATTTATAAACAAAATGAAATGAAATGAGTAAAAAAACAGAAAATACAATAGTGGAAGAAGAGGTGGAGACACAAGAAAACGATACTGAAGAAGCAAGATCGGCTTTTGAATTTGATCCTGAATTATGGATGGATGGCATGTATAAAGACAATGCCAAATCCGAACAATCAGAAGAAGAGGAAGAAGAACCCGTAGCAGAAACAGAAGAAGTAACATCCGAAGAAGTTAAAGAGGAGGTAGAAGAAAAAGAAGAAGTCGATGA